GATCTTGCGGTGCGCCAATCGACAGCGATGTGCTGTTGCCGAGCGCGTAGGTGCTGTTCGCTTCAGTGTAGCTCGTAGCCTCCTGCGACGTAATCAGGATTTTATTCGCCTCGGTGTCAAGAACGGTTAGGCCGTTGTCAAAGACCCGATCTCCAAGTGTAGCCATTATTCAGTTTCCTGTGTTGTTTGTTGTCCAGCGTTGATTTCTGGGTTGTATTCCAGTTCAGCAATAGCCATAAGATCGCTGATAACCTCTGGGTGAGTACTGACATCAATGTTTGCACCGTTGAGATTACGAAGGAATGCAGCAATCTCACGAAGGTCATGCGGAGCAACATCACCAGCTTGAATCGTGGGCATCACATCATAGGGCAGACCGTTCAACTCCCACAGACGTTCAATCAACTGCTTGTTGAGAACATCCACAATGGCTTGAATATAACTTTCAAGCGCACGGAGGAACAGGTCTGTCTTCGACTTGGAGAGGGCGTAGGAGCCACCGGCCTGCGATCCAAGAAGAAGAAACTCAGAGAGTACGGAACGTGCAATATCATGTTGATAGCGACGAATGATGGGGTCAATATCAACATTACGATTACCGTTAGACGTAATAAGTTCAATGTCTACAAGACGAGTACCTACACCACCAGTGGGATTCCCTTCACTATCCAGATAAAGATCAGAGGGAAGAAGAGCATAACCCTGTTCATTGAGTTTCAGATCACGAAGAATCTGCTCAAAGGATGTACGAATAGCAGCTTGGTCTGCGGTAGCATCAGGAGAAAGATACTCCGAGGGGATGCGTCCCACAGGAATACCGTGCATCTCTCTTTCTACTGCAATAGCCTCAATGGATTGGAGGTTAGAGAGATAGGTGTAGGAGGTGTAAGCATTACGAAGAACAGAACGTCCCGAGGGATCGTTGTTAATCGACGTAGTTCTGTAGTACAAAGACTTCGTGACAGGGATGAAGTTGGTACCATAGTAGCTGGAAGTGTCTTGGTAAAGTCCCAAGATGTCCCCAGACTTTTGGTCTACTTCAAACTTGTTGACTGTCCAAGGTGCCCTTGGAGCAATCTTACGAATACCAATCAAACCGTCTGTATATTTAGAACGCTTCTTAGGATCAAGAACCCTCGGGCCTACACGACGCTTATAGACTACCTCAAACCAAGCAAATCCATAGGTAAGATAACTAAGGGCTTCTGCTACGTGATCGTCAAGGGTATGATCCATATCATCAAGGACAGTCTCAACCCAAGCGGCCCACTTCTTTGCTTCTTCCGAATCATCAGCAGGTTTAATCTTCATATCTACATCACGAAGAACCTGCTCAAAAGAGTACATGATAGCGCCAATAGTGGCGTCGTTGTCTCTCATCTCACGGTATTTCTTGATAGCCCTTTTGCCACGAAGCTCGGGAATAAACTCATCAGACCTAATTTGCCCATTAAGGGTATTACTACCGGCTACACCAAGAATTTTCTTGGACTCGGTTTCTGAGAGTCTCTGTGCCATTATCTCAAGCCTTGTGCGTTGCTATAAGCCAGTCTTAGGGTAGGTCTGGCGTACCCGTTGAGTGAGAGGTCTGTTATTGCCCAGACTAGGGCGTCCAATCTATCTGGGGAACCAATCGACCCAAGGGGTTCCCATTGTACCATTTGGTCTTCGAGGTCATTAAGACCCCTTACGTGTTTGACTTTGTTTTGTTCGTAGAGAGCGGATACGGGTTCAGCCCTAGCCATCTTTCCGCGAGAAGCATGGACTAGACGCACGGGGAGGGTTTCATCTTCTGTGTGAAGAGTATGACGAACCATGTCTCCACCTTGGTTTCTTTCTGCTACAACCCTATCAGCAGAGTACTCATTGTAAAGACTTACAACCTTAGCTGCCCACTGTTGGGGAGTATATCGGTCTGTGTAGTCTCCCAAGACGTAAGAGATTCCGTTTACATCAATCCCTGCTACAACAATGCCAGTCATATCAGATTCAGCATTTGAAGTAACCGCAGGGTCTACAGAGACTACAATACGGTTAAGATTAGGAACTTGGTCTTTCTCAATCTCACATCTTTGGAGAAGAGTGCGGTTCCAGAGAGCACCAGAAGCTTCGTCCAGGATTTCTGCGTAAAGTTCTTGTCTACCTAGTCTAGTGCCCTCGTAGGTTTGTCTGATTGCATCAAGAAAGCTAGAAGCTAGGTTAGCAGAGTTATCGTAGGTAGAGCCTGTAGAAATTACTGTCTTTTGGTTATCAAGAATAGAACGCAGAAGTTTAGTGGTTTTAGGGGTAGTGGTGACAAAGGTCTTAGGGTGTCTGCCAAGACGAAGGCCAAACTGTAGCATGTCCCAAGTTTCTTGGGCATTCCTCCAAGCGCAAAGCTCGTCGCACCATGCACTATAACCTTGAGGGCCACGAAGACGTTCAGGATCTTCTGCTGAGAAGAAGACTGCTTTAGCCCCATTCTCCCAAGTCAGGGTGTTGTTGGTAGGAGACCAAGTAGGAAAGCCCATGTTGGCTCCACGGAGGGTCTTGTCTTTTGCCCAACAAACTTTAAGGAGACCTGAGTCTCCTTCCACCATAACCCTACGAACATCACCACGGGTGGGGGCTACACAATGAACAATGCCATCGCCTTTGTAGATCCTGTGGCGAACCCATTCTGCACCTGCCCTAGTTTTACCCCAACCACGACCAGCCAAAGCAACCCAAGTATTCCAATCACCTTTGGGTTCTAGTTGCTCGGGTCTGGCCCAAAAGGACCAAGTATGTTTGAGTTCTTCTACACCAGCGGGACCAAGGAGGGTAAGGACTTCCTTTACCTCTTCGTCAGGCAGATTCCTCAGAACTTCCGCTGTTATCTTCGCTGGATTCATTTTCTTTGTCGGGTCTTTTACCAAGTAGCGCCATCAGATCATCTACAGCAGAGGAATCTTGGTCTTGGTCCCCTGCGTAATCTCCCTCAAGGACAGTATTGGTAGGAGACCAACCACCCTTGGAACGAAGGAAAAGTTCTTGGCTAGGAAAATGCCCATCTAGGGCTTGTTGTACGACTACGTTGCCTACTTTACCAACGATTTCCGCTCTGGCATCAGAGATGTCGTCCCCATAAAGCTTGTAGAAAGTGGCATGAGTTCTTGGTGCATTTTGATAACGCACGTTTACTGTGGCCACAATATCCTTGATAGACACACCATCTTTAACCGCCTTCTTGACGTAGTTGGCAATGTCTTTATTATAGGGGATTTTCTCGTACTTAGGCATAGCTTATGGACTATTTTTTAAAAATATAGTGTAGAAGTGATATTAGATTAGATCCGCGTCTCTCTCTAAACAACAACAACTGTGGGGAGGTTCGATCTTATCTGTCTCTCTTCTTAGGGGGCTATATAGGAAGAATTTCCTAAATGTCAAGGGGTAATTAGAAATTTATTTTACTATTTCGAGTTTTTCTGGAATAATATCCTCCAAAAAGTCCAAAAGGCAGTCTTTTTGTGTTGTGTTTATATAAACTCTGGCCCTTTTCTTGTAGAAAACTACACAATGCCAGTTAAGTTCTACTTCCCCAGTCTCTGGGCTTCCTACATAGACTTTTTTAAAGACGATCTTCATTGCATGTAAAAAAAGGGGGATTACTCCCCCTCCCTCCCTGTAACATCATTGGGTGTGTACCAGATGCAGTCATTGCTAAAGTCTGCTACAGCTATTGGCGCATTCTCTGGATCGTGGCTCCACCAGATACGAGCGCCTTTCCGATCTTCTTCGCTGAGGAACCTGTAACAGTCTTTCCTAACGCAATCAGAAAGACAGAAGGTCTTGTCTTTGTAGCAGATCATGTTTTTTCTCCGTATGATTATTGTTAAGCCAGAGGCCCATTGTTCTCACCGTAGTTTCCGTACTCATCAAAGCCTTTGTCAGGTGAAGGTTGATTTGCTTTCTTTTCTTGAGTGAAAGCTTTTGTACTTTCTACAGATCCTGTTTGATTTGCTTGGTCATCCTCAAGCATCTTGTGGATCATATCACCAAGCATGTTGAACACAAACTCAGGTGACTTCTCTAGCATACCACAATACAACAGTAGCTTAAGTCCCACCTCTCCACATATCCGAGACATCTCGTCCGTCATGTCGAAAGTGTAGGTGGCACCACCATCTTCATGTTCTACTACATTTACTACTTCAATTAGGGATTTGTCATCATACTTCATAGTCTTTTACTCCGTGTTTGTCGATGTCGTGTAGCATAAGCATAAGTGCCTTTTTAACGTCTTCAATGCTATCACCAGTTACATCTACAGGGTTTTCTGTCCAGCCATCCCCCTCATCCATCTCGTAGTATTCATGGATAGCGTAGTAGACGTAAGGCCCACCAGCGTACATCTGCGTGTGCCTCATCAGTTGATAGTGCCAATGACTCATGTCATCCTCCGTAGTAGTCAATTACACGATTAAGAGCTTGAATGTCTTGAACCAGACATACCCAGTCTTCTTCTTCATGTGGTTTAAGCTCACGATGAATGATAATAGCATCAAGCCTATCTCGTGCTTCAATGCAAGTATCACGAGATCTAATCAGAGTAGCAAGAACTAACTCGTTCATAATTTCTACTGCTGCATTAGTTTGAAGTACGTTTACAAGTACATCCGTTACTTTCATTCGTCTATCTCCACTACATCAAGAGTTGTATTATATTCAATCACATATCCACAGGCACGAAGGAAGTTTTTGAACTCTTCAAGCACTTCATCAAGTGTGCTATCATCGTGGACTTCCATCTCAACCTTAGTTCCGTCTTCATTCCATCTACTGAATTTCATATCAATCCATCCTCTTCATCAAGTTTAGCAAGAACCAGTAGGAACTTCTCCTTCTGTTACAAGGCTAGCCCACGACACTGGAAACAACTCAGACATCTTTTCACTGATTTGGTTAGCTACAATACGGGACTCATATTGAGTGTCACTGGCACACCGCAGCTTACACATGCTGGCGAATGCGTCAAGGCTACCACTCCAATACCACTCTGTCAAGGTCGATTGTGGCAGCACCATACGGGCTTGCTCTGGGGCTACACCATCTGCAAGTAGGTCATTGTACATAGCAAGGCAGGACTCGTTGTAGGTCCAGTCGTCATAGTCTCCACTCAAACTCACAACGCCACTACTTCCTTGTTTCTTGTCTTGACTACGACCACGCCATTCATCGGGTGTATAGAACTCTGGTTCATCATCGACGTACCTGCGACTGATTTCATTCCATCGTAGGAACTTATGCTTCACTAGCTGACGTGCCACAAAGATAGGTGCCTTGACGTGGAAGGAAGCAAAGGCATGACCAAAGGGTGATAGATGCTTATGCTTTGCCAGATAGTGAATGAGTCTAGAGTCTTTGTCGTTATCAAACTCCTTGTGGTTTTTACCAAAGGATACTCTTGCTGCATTAACTACAGACAAGTCTGATCCCATACTATCAACCAGTGTTGCTTTAATTTGTGTCATGGTCGGGTTCCTTTTTAGAAAGCTAAAGAAAGCGCAGCTTTCACTGCTATGCTGTAGTAAGCGTTGAGTCGTATTCTAGTATACTTTTACCTATTAGGTAAGGGATTTGGGGTACCAGAGAGTTTCTTATTGCGTCAGTTCTGTCCACGCACTTGGGTACCCCATCAACCATTCCTCGAAATTCGGCAAGCGCCACTTGCCAAGGGGTGTCCCACGGAAGGGGTTCGAAGAGCCTCCCCACTCGTCCAAGCGACCTACAACGTGGTTCTTCCCGTGATTGCTGGTTCCGCTGGGGGTAGGCAATAATCCACAATCTTTCCCTTTTATGGGGAGCGCCAACGGCGTAAGCTGGTATATTGTACCACTCCGCATCATACCCGATTTCGGCAAGTCCTTTAAGGATTCTATCAAGTCCTTTTGCCCTGAGCGCGGATACGTTTTCAACCACCACCCACTTGGGTCTAATCTCACATATGAGTCTGTAGAACTCAAACCAAAGTCTGGATTGAGGGCCATCAAGACCAGCGCCTTTCCCTGCTGTTGAGAGATCTTGACAGGGAAAACCTCCGACAATAACATCAACCCTTCTTGCGATAGACAAGTCATATGTGTTTCCTTTACCGCCACCTCTATAGTAAACCTCAGAAACCCAACCGGGGCTTCCTTCAAGGTTTCTTATATCCCCAAAGATCTGAGTATTTGGCCAGTGCTTTCTTAAGACTTTCTTAGCAAAAGGGTCTATTTCACAGAAAGCTTCCGTCTTAAAACCCCCTGTTTGTTCTAGTCCTAGACTAAATCCTCCTATACCAGAGAAAAGATCCAGAACTCTGTGTAGGTCTCGCATACACCCCTCCTTTAGGCTATATCTCCCCCCCCCTACCTAACAC